TACCATAAGTCGGACGGCGAGGTTGCCCGAATGACCGTGAGGCCGCGATTATGATTCCAATATTTAAAATGCCAATGGGCAAAGGAGAGATTGCCTTGTTGACCGCAACCATTGGTGGGGCTATGTCAAACAGCACTAACCTGGAGCTAACTGACGTATATACTGACTCTTTCCCAGATGGCGTAACCGTAGATGTGCCTATATCTGAATTTGTTAAAGTTTGGCTTACTTGCTACTGCTGTGAACTAGAAGAGCTTGAAGAAGAAATGGAGTTTTTGGTTTCACAGCCTGATGATAAAGTGCATTAATACGACCATACCGTGGGCGTGGGTTTATCCTTGCACCAGTCAAGATGAATAAAGCGCATCACTCCTCGCTGATTCACGCCTACTCGCGGAACATTATGAGCAAATGCCACTTTCAGCAGCTTGTGAGCATCTTTAAATTCAACCGCAATGTCAACTGCTTTGCCAGTAGAGTGCGCGCCCACATGGCCTTTATGACGCTCTAAAGGGTGGTTAAGGCAGCGATAACCACTAGAAACGGGCAGAGGGAAGCCACAATCGTCACGAATGTTATTAAGAATTGATAGCGCATTATCATCAAACAAATAAACTTCACAGCCGCATTTGCAACGCAGCTCATCTTCAGAAAAATAATTCATGTTTTGCTTTGTCTTACCTGAGTGACTATTTTCTCGCCTGACCGGGCGACAACATATCCGCCCAATCCGATCTGCAAAAGTGTCCACGCTTCATCGCGCAGCGGGTTTGGAAGCCACCCCAGAGAATCCCCCACCGCTAGGGCAAGGAAGGTGAGCATTGTAATGGGTCGCCATGTTGCTGTCACCCAATGCTCTGACTTTGCTTCGGCCTGCACGATCCCGGCTTTGGCTTTTAGGGTTTCACCTTCGTAGTCAAAAACCCTCTGCATAGCAGCGGCCTGTACGTCTAGGAGGTGGCCCTTTGCCTTCAGTCGCTCTTCATCAGATGTATGAAGCTCATCAATCAAGTCTGCCGCTGGCTTAAAAACACCGGCAATAAGCTCCATGACTCCCATCATTGATCAAGCATCTCGCCAGCACGCTGTAGGTCGCGCAGATACGCTTTTTTGCAATGACCTTTTTCTGCCAAGCTAAACAGCAAATCAATTCCGACCATTGCCGCATTCCAATGCCAGCTTGATCGACACCTATAGGATCGGCTGCTGATTGACTCGTTTGGATTTTGCCCAAGCAACAAAGTTACGTTAGCTAATTGAGAGGTTGCGTCTCCAACACGGTAAACGTAATCTTTAACTGCTTCTGCGCCCTCTGACATCATTTGCACCACCACCTCAAAATCACGCTGCCGGTTCATATTCACCTCACCATATATACTGCAATAGAAACAATCGCTGAAATTGCTACCCAAAAAAATCGCTCAGTAGCCTTTACGGTTTGAGCGTTTTTATTGATTACCTCTTTTGCTTTATCAACATCCGCCTCAATCATATCCATCCGATACTCAAGCCTATCAACTCTCTTGTTAGATGAATAAACCTTTTCCTCCACCCTAGCGATGGCGCTGACAGCTTCCGTTAATTTGTCTAGCTTAACCTCTAGCCTGTCTAGGCGAGTAATGAATACCTCTTCCTGCGCCATCACCTCACACCTCTTATGGCGAGCAATCAACGGACAAAGAACCATCCGCGTTTGTTGCTACGTCACATATTACTTTAGGAGCATTCTCCATGATTTCAGCGATGGCGGCAGTGTACTCACCCCAAACACCGTCCAAAAGATTGTTGTTCCCATTGTCCAGTGACAACAAAGTTCCAAACCCCACGGTGCTGACATCAGCTATCCCCTCTATTCCAGCCAGACCCATATCCACCACGCCATTAATGCCTGCCGTACCTAGCGCCACGTTAGAGTCAAATCCAGACTCCCCTAGCTGGGTAAGATTGTCCATCCCGGTCACGCCCAGAGTTACCATGCCGTCCACGAACGGAGTGTAATCAACGTTACCTAGCGCCTCATATCCGGCGGCTGCGGAATCAACAAACGCGCCATAGAGCGCCTGATTGTCTTTTGATTCAGCGGCGACCCGGGCAAGGTCAGTCTTGCTGCTGTATCGGGCCATTGTCTTAGCCGAGTCAGCCTGCATCCACATCATGCCAAGAGACGTTACTGGGGACGCCAGCACAGACGCCCACTGGATAGCCTCGGACTGCTGCGGCATGGGCTGTATCGTCTGCGTCTGAGTTAGTGCCAGAGCCATGACCGCTGCACTAGCCGCCTGCCCGTCACCGCTTGCTGCGATCTTAGATAACGCCTCAAACTTTGCCTGATGCGCCGCGGAGCTAGCTTCAGCAGCCTTTTGGACCGCCTCGTAATACTGGCTAGTTGATCCGGCGCAGCCGGTAAAAATAAGCACCGCAGCAATCAAGAATAATTTTTTCATGTCAAATATCCTTTGCCAAACTTACTATAAAGGGCTTGTAGCCTCTACTATCCAATACTTTTTGCCAGCCTTTCCGGCCCGCAACACTAACACCGTCGCATCCACTTATCTTTGCGTAGTGTACCGCTGATTCATCCATATCAACAATCGTGTCCATATTTCCACCCGCCAGAAAGATATGTAACACTTTTTTTCGCGGGTAACAGATTATCTCAGTTACGGCGCAAGCGTCTGGCGCAGGCCAAAATTGCATTAATCCTTTTTTTACACCATCTGAAATGTCTTCAAAAATATGAGTATTGCCGCCTCGATCAAGTGCCGCCTCAATCCACGGCCTGCAACGATCTAACTCGCTTTCCAAGTCCTCCATTTACGACTCCTTTTATGGCTGCACCTTAACAAAACCGTTTGAATCAACGTATAAAGCACCAGATACCGCCGTGCTACTAGGCAAACTGTTGCCTTTTGCCATCAGTACCTGCACAAACTCGTTACCAACAGAAACCACTAAATATCCGTTAGCTGCGTCATACAACAAAATGCCGTTCTCCGCGGCTACATCAGACGCCTGTTTCTGTGAGATCAGCGCCCGGACTCGGGCTAGATAATCATTTAGATCCTCTGCCCACAAGTGCGGGGTTTCTCTGGAGTAGGGCGGCGGTAGCTCTTTGCTCACCTTCTGCCTCCGCTACTAACCCGCAGCCGAACATCCCCGACTCGCCAATTAGCCTCAGCATCGCCGTCTATTCTGACTCTTACCTGCCGCCCGGTCATCCGCACGTTAGTCGGGTTAGCCGGGTCAAATGGGCCATGCTCTGTCTCAGAGCCATTAGGGTAAAACCTAGTTTTAAACTTCATTGACACCTCGCCCTGCGTATCCTCTTCTGGAATCATCTCCGTAATACGCATTACGTTGTCGCCGTCAGCAATGTTTACTGGGCCGCTCTCTACAAAAACGGAGCTGCCCTCATGCCCGTAGCCTGACTCATGCCGATATACAGAGCCATCAATAGCAATCCACATGGGGTCAACAAAGACGCCAGAATCTACGCCAGAGCAGCGGTCAAGCTCACCGATAAGCCAGTGGTTTTCGTTGTAGTCATAGGCGACATATCGAGTGTTCTCATCTTCACCGACACCCGGGTAGAACCACCACACCTCGTTGTATTTTTGGTTGGCTACCGCAAAGCCGTGACTTACTCGGTTAAGGTTCATCTCAGTAAATACCTTGTCATGCACCTCACAAGGAAGAACTCTTGCCGTTGAACCGTCATATACAAAGAAGTTGCGCTCGCCCATCCAGAATGCTGTTGGGCCAACAGATGCCAGCATATTTCGACCTACAAGGCCGCAAGAGTTACCGATCTTCTGAAAGCCGAACACTGTCGGCGGACCTTGGTACGTAGCTACCCACGCATCAATATCAGTGCAGATCAATGTTCTGCCCCGGACCCTAGCGCCAGCAACAATCTGCCCTGATGTTTGAAGCTCAATATCTCCAGCCTCATTTGTAGTCGCTGGCTGCCACTCATACAGATTCTCACGGTCACACCACTGCACTTTACGGGTATCACCGCCTGCGCCAAGGCAAAACACAAACCGTTCCGCTGTAACTACAATTGCCGTATTGGATATCGGCACCTCAGTGGACTGAGACACCAAGGAGTTTGCAGATACAAGTGTTGCCACCGTGTTGGCGGGGTCAGCTGCAAACGCGGATACATCAAGCTCGTACAAGTTGCCCTCAGCATCAGACAGGGCAATTAAGTCCTCGCCCCAGTTGTCTAGTGACCAATTGGTAGCCGCAGCAATACTGTAGTTGCGCTCTCTTGGCACACCATAGGCACCAGATCCATAGTTTTTGCCGCCATAGCCAAGGTTCTCGGATGCCTCAGCAATTCCAGCACTAAAAGCTGCTGGGGTTACGTCATAAACAACATCATTGCCGTCCACGACTGCAAGCCTGTTATATGACCCCGCTGCAAGGTATGGTGCGCCGTTGTTAGATGCCCATGAGTGCATACCGCGAGACTGCCTGCCCTTTTGTCGTACATCAATCTCGGTAAAGGTAATAGTGTCTGTTTCACCACCTGTCGCAGAGTCAAGCCCAATCACGAGGTTTGTGTTGGGCAGTGACCCGCCTGTGGTGATCTCAAAAGAACTGCGACCCGTTGACTCGACATTGCTAGATGCAGCTACACCGCCCAGCGTAACGGTCGCTGACGCGCCTGTAGAAAGCTCTGTGACGTTGACATCAACTACATAGGCCGTAGACACCGCTAAGACGCTAGAAAGGCTCTGCGTGATGCTGGAGGCCGTGCCAGCGACATTCTCCATCTCAATGGTGTCAATGTCTGCATTGTAGTTTGTGTTTACCTGCGTCCAGCTTGCAGAGTCTTCCAGATGCGGGTCATCGGCAATCGTCTCAATGTTAGCGGCCTGCACCCAGCCGCCTACTGGCTGCGGAGCGTTGTTGGTCCAGCGCACAAGGCTGGAGTCAAGCCAGCGGCCCTTGGAGTCTAGGTCAACGCCGTGACTGTAAACGCCAGCCGGGATATCTAGCTTCACCAGAGGCATTAAGAAGTATACCCGACATAAGTTCCGTAAAGAGTGCCGCCAACATTCCAAATCTGCACCCAGTTTGTAGCACCAGACTCTAGCGTTGGGGCGCTTCCAAACATCCACTGCATAGTGGGCCATGTAACATCGTCATTGCCGCCGACTGACGTAAACCGCAAGGTCACAAATTGACCCGTGGTAAGGCTTGACGTAATAGTGACATCGCCCGACATAGCAATTGTTTGCACTGTCCCGTTTGCCGCGTCTACATCAACCGTGCCGTTTGTGCCTAGCTCATGCACTTGCTCGGTGATAGGCCCATCAATATCAATAGACGCCACCGCAGTTAGGGTCATGGCGTTAGCCGTGTA